CAATTTGGACGTCTGTACAGAGAGACCGCGTGGCTTGACAAAACGCGAGACGGAAATCGCGGCTCGTGCAACCATTTTGCATTATACACTCACTATTCCTTTATGAACCTTTGGAAATTCGAGAATGATTTCCTCGCCGACTTCGTTTGTAGCGGTGACTATTTCGTACCCCTCCTTAACGCACTGAGTTTTGATATCATATTTGATCGTCTTAGGAACAAAAATATTAAACAATCTGTCATACAGACTCATTCTTCCTTCTTTTTACTGAGATGTTCTTCTTCAAGCTTCTTTTTTTCACTCTGAATAGTCCTCAAAAAGCGTTTGGGGTGCTCAATAAACTTAGACCACCTGAAATCGTCAATCGAGTATTCAATATACTCGGGTACGTGTGCAATAAATACAAACACACCCTTCGTGAATCTATACACACAAGTCGTAGCGAAAGCGTAGCAAACGGCTCTCGGGTAAAGCCACCACATTATGTGTTCATAGGCGTCTTTTTTTATCTATATTAAATACAAGATGAATCTTGATGAAGTAGCGAAGAAAGTCCAGTACATCACAGTAGATTCAGAATTCGTAGATGGTTCTAATAATACATTTACGATAGATTTCTCACTCGATTCAAATGTACACATGGAAGATATGTCAAAAGTTATAGGGTTTAAGATAGTAGACTTTTACGTGACCCAAATAGGCGAAAGTGATTCAACTGGAAATACAGACGTGTCCAAATATATAGATGTCGTGTGCGAAGACATACCAAAGCGTGCACAGATACTCGACGAACGACACGGGGAAATACTCGCGCGAATACCACTCGAGAGGAGTTTCTCCGGTAGTAACTCGTTTATATTGAGAGATAAACAGTGGAGATCGCATCAAAGACAGACAGGGTTTTTTAATCCGTTGTCAATACAAAAAACACACTTTAAATTGTATGAATCCCAAGGAGATGGAGATTACGAATTACTCAAACCGAGTGTTTCGTTTTACATGATAATAGAAATAACAACCATCGATGTAAAAGAAAAACCACGCAATAGAGAGGTACAAATATTACAGGCATTAGATCGTCTCATGGAAAAGATAGACAGCCTCAACCATAACGTAAAAAAACTACCCGACGCGGAACAATTGGAGAAAGCTAGAAGAGAAACAAAAAAATACCCATTTAGCTATCTCATATTAATGATACTTCTTATTTTAGGAGGTGTGTATTACATTACTTCAAAACAGCATCCGATGCCCCATCAACCTTCTTTTTAACTCGGCGAACGACCTTCTTCACGGGCTTAGGGGCTTCTTCAACTGGCGCTGGCGCGGGAGCCTTGGCTTCTTCGACTTGTTCTACTACTGGCGCTGGCACTGGCGCTGGCACTGGCGCTGGTGCTGGTGCTGGCGCCGGGGTGCTGTCAAGTTCATCCACCAAACGCATCAACAAACCATACACGTGTTTCTTGTTGATTCGAAGGGTTTGCATTTCATCTCTGATTTCTTGCCTGAGAGCTTCCATTATAATATACATAAAGGAAATATTATCTTTAAATGTAATGCTGGTCATAGGTCCTACCCTTCTGAGTGGAATAGGACAACACGCAAAGAAATACACTGAACTTTTCCCCGAATGGAAATATATTCAGGTATCCGAACACATACCGGAATGTGAACGCGCTTTCATATTCGCTCTACCCGTCGAATACTGGTTCGATAAAATAGTCGAACTCAAAAAGAAAATTAAGCATTTACATTGCATGACGGTCTGTGAAACTGAAACTGTACACGAAGACTATGGAAAACTATTTAAATTATTTGATAGAATCGCCGTACCGAGTGAATTCTGTAAAAATGTATTTTCGCGTCAGTTTCCGGACACCGAATTCTATGTAATACGGGCGCACATACCACACAAGGATACGTATACATTCTATCACATAGGCAACGTGATGGACCAACGAAAGAATTTCAGAGCTATTTTAGAGTCATTCGTTCGTCTGAATAAACCAGATACAAAGCTTCTGGTAAAAGCCACGTGCAATCAACCGATAACCATAAATCTACCAAACGTTGAAGTAATAAACGGGCTCGTATCGGACGACGAAATGGACAAAATACATAGAATGTCTGATTGTTACGTGAGTTTTTCAAGTTCAGAAGGAGTTGGTATGGGTGCAGTTGAAGCGGCCATGCGTGATAAACCCGTGATCATCACAGACTACGGTGGTGCACCCGAATATGTTAAAACACCGTACACGGTTTCGTGTGAACTTCAAGAGTTGCAGAATGACGATTTCTTGTTTAAGAAAGGAATGCAGTGGGGCAAACCAAACAAAGAACAACTCTTGGAATTCATGACGGATGCATATGAAAAACGATTGAGGCACATGGACCACTCACATACGAAGTGGATGGTGGGTAAAGAAAATGTTTCACAACAATTCATCGATAATGTAATTGGTAAGTAAAACAATGAGACCGGTGAGAATAGCACCCGAGGCGATGGCACCCTTTTGAGCGATCAACATGGAAACGATATCATCTACAAAACCAATGTTGGTTGGTTTCTTCACGGTGTCTGGAACAATTTTGGCTAAAGCGACATAGAGAGCCATGGCTATTACAACTGGACGAAGTGTCTCTTGGTCTAACATTTATAGTACACTAATATTTTATCTTCGGTTGATGTTTTCTACAAAACCCACCACACACCGCCTTGAACCCACACGACTTACCACTCAATGTCACGGCTTGACATGTGTGTACAGCTCTTCGCTTCTCAGATACAACTTCTGGAGCCTTGCTAATGAGTTGAATGGTTCTATTCTGTTTTTCAGTTCTGAGTTGAATGTATTTCTGTTTCATCTTCCAGGTAGCGTTTGCGAGTTTCGTGCATCTATCGGTGGGGGAATCCACTCGATACATGCGCATGGCGTCGGCGAGGCACTGTTCGTAAGACATGTTCAAATGTTATAATTATAAGGGTAAGAATAGGTGACTTAGGTACTAGATGACACGATGTCTATCAACAATCAGATCATGGACGCCTCCCACGATAGATTGTAAAATAAAAAAGTGGAATGCATTTTGGATAGTTTCTGCGAGAGTATTCATTTTTGATTACAAATTAATCAGGTCTGGTGAACTACTTAGGAACTAAAAAAATGCGGATCTATCATGGATTTCTAAAAATTCCTTTTCCGAGGAAAGTAGTTCAAACCCGCGATTCACGCGTCTTGTTATCCACTCCAATCTTGACTTGATTATCACGCGACGAGCTCCCTCTAATGGGAAAATAGAGTTGAAAATAGGTAAATCTATTATAACATTTTCGATACGTGCACCCTTCTTCACATTTTCATCTTTTGTGAGTAGTTGGATATTTTTGTGATTGAATATGCGAGTCCATTGATCTACATCATTTATATTTTCCTCTACATACAAGACCTGTCTCGGTACGATCTCGTCTATCTCAAAGGGGTAGCGTCCAGAAACAACATCGTCCCAGGTGACGAAAGAATATGTGACGCCATATCTAATGCGCATTTTTTCCATAAGACGTGTGATAAGTTCATCTCTGCTTATACCAATGAGTGGCTCATATTTATCGTAATTTTTACCATGTCTAATTGCATTACTTATATTTGCCCTAATATCGTTCGACCACTGTCGACCCATATAATGAGAATAGCAGTGCAAACAACTGCATGACGACACCTGTGCATGCCACTTCAACCCATACTGACCAGTATGGCGCGTAGAATTAACATCAGAATTGCACAACTGTCTAAACCTGGGTTTCTTGTCCCCTTCTGTAATACAAACTGATAACACATGACTTCCGTCTTCTCTTAGTTTAATAGATACAAGTCGAATATCAGTATCGTTGTGCTCCCATGTCTCGCCCAGTGTTAAGGTGAGGCTTGATTTTGATACCACCACTGTCTTGGATTGTTTCGTCGAGTTTGAGTTATACTTTTTAAGTCTAAGTCTATTCATCGCTTCTTCACGCAGAATAGCCTTGCGCTCGGGTGTGAGTCCTTCACCTTTTCGCGTATAGTAGGGTTTTACACGGCACCCGGATGGGCATCCATTCGGTGCGAACCGGCACTTAGGACAGCCTCGACCGTTTTCGTATGGTCTGACCATATTTATTAGAATAAATACTAAACCCTTAAGTTAGTTCTTCTCAATTAGGGTCATAACAGTAATTAAATTTGATGATTCAAAGACCCCTACCTTTGTTTTTAAGAAAACAGCTTAAGTGAGAGGCGCGTTTATTAAAAATCAAGTAAAATGAGTGAAAGCATCCAAAAGCTCACCCACGTGGAACACATATTAAAGAGACCAGATTCTTATGTTGGTCCAGTTGCCCGCGTCGGTGAACAGTATTGGGTCAAGGAAGGCGACGGCTTCGAAAAGAAAACTGTCGTATACGCACCGGCACTTCTCAAGATTTTTGACGAAATTCTCGTCAACGCCATCGATCGTAATTCGATCTATCCTAAACAGGTAACGTCCATCTCCGTAAACATCGACCGAGAGAAAGGTGAAATCAGTGTCGAGAACAACGGGCCTCTCGGGGGCATCGCTGTCAAAGAACACGAAAAGGAGCAGATTTGGAATCCAGAGCTCACGTTCGGGCATCTTCTCACGAGTACCAACTACGACGATTCACAGCAGCGGGTTGTAGGTGGTAGAAATGGGTACGGCGCAAAGCTCACGAATGTGTATTCGAGCAAATTCTCCATCAAAATCAAGGATTCAGAAAACAAGACGACGTACACTCAAGAATGGACAGATAACATGAAGACATGTGGAAAGCCGAAGATGCGTAGCTACTCGGGGGCGACCTCGAGTGTGTGCGTCACATTTACACCGGATTGGTCGAGGTTCGGTATGAAGGCGATGGATGATTACATCTTCAAAATTTTTGAGAAACGCGTGTATGATGCGAACATCTGTACCGCACCGGGGTGTAAAGTGAAATTTCAAGGTGAAGCTCTTCCAAAGACAGCATTTAACGAATACGCGAAGATGCACACGAATTCGGATGAAATTTGTATGTTTACGTCGGATCGATGGTCTGTGTGTGTAGTTCCATCGGAAGATGGATTTGAACAAGTGTCTTTTGTGAATGGTATATGCACGACCAAGGGTGGGAGTCACGTGGATCACGTGGCGGGTATACTCGCGTCAAATATCATCGACGAAATGGCGAAAAAGATTAAACTCAAACCCCAACAAGTAAAGAATGCATTCATGGTCTTCGTAAAAGCGACGCTCGTCAATCCAACGTTCAGTAGTCAGGTCAAGTCCGAGTGTACACTCAAACCACAAGAATTTGGTAGCAAATTTGAGCCCACAAAGAAACTCATCAAGGACATTCTCAAAACGAACATCCAAAATGAACTCATGGCGCTCTCGAAATTCAAGGAAATGAAAGAACTTCAAAAATCGGATGGTGTTCGTAAATCTAAAATCACGGGTATACCAAAATTGGACGATGCAAATAAAGCTGGTACAACCCAATCTGGGAAGTGTACACTCATCATCACAGAGGGTGATTCTGCGAAGTCACTCGCAGTCGCGGGTCTATCCGTGGTTGGTAGAGACTATTACGGGGTATTTCCACTTCGCGGGAAATGTAAAAACGTGAGAGATGCGTCGGTCAAACAGCTCACGGAGAACAAAGAGTTCAGCGAACTAAAGAAGATACTTGGACTTCAACAAGGTAAAGTGTACACCTCTCTCGATGAACTTCGTTATGGCCGTCTCATGATCATGACTGATGCAGATACAGATGGAAGTCATATCAAAGGTCTCGTACTCAATATGATTCATTATTTTTGGCCAAGTTTACTTGACCTAAATTTTGTAGTGAGTATGGTGACACCCATCATCAAGGCGTCGAAGGGATCGCAAACTATGTCGTTCTACACAGATTCCATGTTCAGAATGTGGTATGGAAATGGAAAACCTGGGTGGAAGATTAAATACTACAAGGGACTCGGCACGTCTACGTCTGCCGAGGCAAGAGAATATTTCAAAAACATCGAAAAACTCACAGTTAAATTTGACACCGACGAGAAAACAGATGAATCTGTCGTGCTCGCTTTCGACAAAACGAAGGCTGATTCTCGAAAAACGTGGCTACTCGAAAGTACCGAAAAAGAAAGCTCGGAGCTCGAGATTGCATATGGAAATGTAGAGAGAATCGATATCACTGAATTCATTCATAAAGATCTCGTAAATTTCAGCCTCGCAGATTTGAAACGGTCGATCGCACACATGTGTGATGGACTCAAACCTTCACAAAGAAAAGTCATGTATTCATGCTTCAAGAAGAATTTGACGAATGAAATGAAGGTTGCGCAGTTGGCTGCATATGTTGCAGAAACATCGGCGTACCATCACGGAGAAGTGTCTCTCGCAGACACGATCGTAAAATTAGCACATAATTTTACAGGTTCAAACAATATCAATCTCCTCGAACCGTGTGGTCAGTTCGGTACCAGACTCATGGGTGGTAAGGATGCGAGTCAAACGAGGTACATTTTCACGAAGCTCACCAAAGACGCGAGAAAACTCTTCGATGCCCGAGATGACGCTGTCCTCAAATATCTCGACGACGATGGTAGACCCATTGAACCAGAGTATTATGTTCCGGTCTTACCAACCGTTCTCATTAATGGAACCGAAGGTATTGGAACCGGTTTCAGTTGCTATGTTCCGCCGTTCAATCCAAAAGATATATGTGAGAATATAGAGCGTTCTATTTCTGGTCAGTCACTCGTGGAAATGAAACCATGGTTTGATAAGTTCAAAGGACGCATTTTCAAGAATGAGGAAGGTCTTTGGATCACAGAAGGTGTTTGGACAACTAATAATCATGGTACAGGTATCAAAATTACAGAACTCCCACCCGGTCGATGGACGCAAGACTACAAAGAGTATCTCGACACACTCATGGAAAAGAAGGTCATTTCAGGGTTCATCAATAACAGTACAACAGAAGATGTGGATTTCGCTATACATGGATACACGGGTAAAAATATCATAAAAGATTTCAAGCTCCAGAAGTCGTTCCATGTGAGTAATATGCACTTATTTCACCCCACAAAGGGTATCAGAAAATATGAAAGTCCAGAAGAGATTCTGAGTGATTTCGTTGAAATCAGAATTCAAACGTATAAAAAACGCAAAGAACACCTTCTTCACGTTCTCAAAGAAAAAACGAAGAAACTTGAAAATATGTCCCGTTTTGTAGACGCGGTCGTCAACGAGCGCATCGTCGTATTCAAGAGAAAAAAGAGTGAACTTGAAAGTGAAATTTCAAAATCTTATGATAAAATTGATGGATCGTATGATTATTTGTTGAATATTAAGACATACCAGTACACAAAAGAAGCGGTTCAGAGTCTTAATGATGATACAAACACAATCAAGAAGGAACTCGAAACACTGAATGCAACGAGTCATCTCACCATGTGGAAATCCGATTTAAAAATATATAAACAATAAGTAGTATGTGCGATAGGTCCGGACCAAATACCGGTGCAGCACTCTGCCTATCTGCTATAGGCGAACAAGATACGTATCTGTTGGGTGCAGACTCACTCTTTAATTACAAACAGAAAAGACACTCGGATTTTAGAAAATTCCATAGAAGTTTTAATGTTAATAAACCTAGTTCTGCATCAAGCGGGTGGCCATTTGGTCAAACTGTGAAAGTTACATTTAATCCCAGAAACATGGGAGATCTATTGTCAAATATGTACATACGAGTAAAACTACCCGGTTTATCCAATGGGAATTATAATTATGCGGATAAAGTTGGTAAACACCTATTTAAAAGCATAATTATGCGTGTGGATGAAACTATTCTAGAAATATATAAAGATGATATAGGGTTTATTTATGATGAAATGTATTTAGATCATTCTGAACACGTGAGTAGAACTTACACAGATGGACGTTTCATAAATAGAGAAACCGTCTTATCACCAACATTCAATCTAATAAAAACGAGTGATACCTTCGTATACGTACCAATACCATTCTTCTTTTCTAGAAGTTACGAGTCGTCTGACTACGAAACAAACGTGCATAATAGACCGTATTTTCCTTTGTGTGCTATAAATAAACAAAAATTGGAATTCGATATAGAATTTAGACCACAAACATTTTTTACAGATGACCCAGTCACTCTATCGTTAGATAGTTTCGACGTAGTGACAGAAGAGATCACAGTCACACCGGAAGAAAGATTATTTTATACTTCCAGTAAATATGAAATGTTTACCGATGTATTCAAGACACATCCAAAAGTAGACACGGAACCCGGAAATGATAAGCTAAAAATTGAACTCACGCCACAAAATAGAGTCAAGACGCTTCACTTTTTCTTTAGAAATAAGATTTTTGAAGATGAAAATATAGCGAGTAACATCTATTCAAGTGATCAATTATATGATTACTATCATAACCGATTTAATTTCACCCCATTTTATTCATATAGACGAGCGATCGATTCGATTTCAGATGACGTGGCTATATCGGCTAAATTGGTGATAAATGGTGAAGATTTACCACTCATAAATACCGCAGATTCTCATTATTACAGATACTTGACTACTTTAAATCACAAATTTCACAGCACCCCAAGGAATATATACACATATAGCTTCTCTATGCATCCAAGAAACGTCGATCCATCTGGGAGTCTCGATTTTACAAACATAAAAAACAATCGAACCACCATAGATTTTAAATTAAATCCTTATCACGGAACAACGGAAACATTTACATGTCATATATATTATACATCTTATCAAACATTTACATTTGAAAATGGATATTTAACCACGCGCGAAGAACCAATATCATATTCACCTATCGTAGAAGAATATGGCACCGGGGAATTCGTAGCAGTACCCGAAGAGGGTGCGATTATGATCGCATCATTTCCCAAATAAATCACATTTGTGCTCTTTTATATATTTTATGATTCCATTTTTTATACACCACTTGATGAAATTGAGCTGTGCAACAGTCGTATGAATTTCATCGTGTGTTCCGGGAATCTTGTATGATATCTTATCCGACCTGCAAAATGGGTCAAATAGTTTCTTGCTATATCCATCTAATGTCGATTTGTAAGCACAGTGAACACTGAAAATCTTACCGTCGTTTGTCTTATACATCAAATTTGTCTTTTTAGAATAGTTCGTGATAAACCATTCCAAATTTCTAAGTGAAATGCCACCAGATTTTGAAAGTATCTGTGTGAGCATCTCACCATTTTCAGATGCACCATAAAATGCGTCTATTGAATTTAATAGGATATCCGATTTCCTCATATTACATAATACATCTCAAATCTCTAAATTGGTTAGTATTCGAATTTTCACATGCGGGACATCCTGCTTTAAACATAGGAGGGAATGTGTGATTGTGTCTAACTACCGTGTTCATATTTACGGGTTCATGAAGTTTCGATGATCCGGCGTGTGAAAGGCAAAATCCTTCGTGACTCGCCTTTCTAGTGCACGGCTCTCCACCCTTTTTTATACCGAGACAATACCCTCTCGGGTTAGGTAAATCTCTGAGCAAAAGTTTGAGTGGTATGTTATGAATTTTACATATATTTTGTGCATATATCAACATTCTTTCGTGACACACCTTTTCTACCTCATCTTCGAATACACGCACGAGATTTTCAGAAATCTTCATCCCTTAATACATCATAGCTTTTAATTTTTAAATGGGAGATCATCGATGGGAGTCTCCATTTTCTTTTTTTGTCTTCTTTTTGGTTTGATCTTAGTAAGAAGTTCACCAAATATCTCTTCTTTTGGATCATCAAATAGCGGTTCGAGAAGATCACAGACTGGGTTGATGAACTTGTTCATAAAATAATATTCGTAATCGACCTGTAGTACATCACTGTGTTCACTCACATACTTTGGATCTTCCGATTTCTCAAAAGCCTTTGCCTTAGGATCGTCCGTCTTCACGAGAATGTAAGGTACGCGATCACCAGATTGTGGTTCGGATCCAGGTTGTCGCTCCCGCATTTTGCGTACAACTTGTACGTGAGCTTGATTAATATCCCTGATATTCGGGCTATTTATAGATACACTCTGCCCCTTCACCTTATAAGAATCAGAAAGACCCTGTGAAAGTGTGAGTTTTTCGTTTGGTACATCTCCTTCAATCAACTCTATGGCTCTTTGGAGTGCGAGCGCCTTTGGTGGTTCGATGTCACTACTTTCAAGTACTACATCTAAAAGTTCCTTGCACACTTCTCGTACATGTGCGGTATTGTCGCGTCTCACAAGTTGAAGACCTTTTACATCTATGTAATCCATGTTCATCTTACCATCCTTACCCTGCGTCCATAACTTTGCGGCGTATCGTTTCTTACTGTATAGGAAATAGGGCCAATATACCTTTTCAAGTTCCAAGTTGTTTGGTTTTTTAAAAAGCGCTGAACATTCGTCGGCGGCTTTTTCACCTATCTTCCAACTGTATTCCACAGCTTCTATGCCTTTGCGGTCACCTACGTCAAATTCAACCATGACACTATCGGTGTCCCCATACCTCACTTTAGCACCAGGAAAGTTCTTTTCCACATACTCCTTTGTTTCATCGATCATACTACGACCCTTCGTCGTTACGGTGGATGCAATATTTACACACGGGAGCATACCTTTAGAAGCTCCCGTGAATCCATATACAGAGTTCATACTGATCTTGTATGCCAATTGCTTACCATTGTACATCGCTTTCAATGCACCCGTCGATGAAGCCATATCTTTCTTCGCTTGTTTTCTGAATTGCTTCAACTCGACGAGAATACTCGGTAGAAGCGTCGGAACTCCTTGTGCAAACTTACAGAGTCGCTTTGTCGGTGGTTGCCCCTCAACTTTATTCGGTACAGGAATTTCGAACGTTTCGTATTCCACACCCGGTACGTTTTCGTATTTAGGATCCATGACAAGACTCGAATAACAGAGATTGTGTGCCATCATGATTGAAGGATACAGACCTTCAAAATCTAGAGCTGTGATCGGCTTGTAATACGCACCTTTTTGTGCTTCAAGGACCGTTGCCCCTTCGTAGCCTTGATCACCGAGTTGTCCATATTGAATGGTGGGTACCATGAATCCCATTTCCCGCGCCTTTTTCGTGAGTTGACTGAATACTTTGATCTGTTGACCCCGCTCGACGAGATAACACAATGGAACCCATGTCGCTTTTGCCATTTCTAGAAGATTAATTAGAATGCATAGCTTAGACAACAGGCGATGCGGAAGTAAAGTGTCCTTGATACAATACTCCGCGACTTCCCGTAATTTTACTGGATCACCCTCTTTGTATCTAGCAAACATCTCCTTTGCGGGCATATCAATTTTATTGTCTCCGAGATACAATTTTGATACGTTATCCAATTTATAAGAGTCGAGTTTGTACCCTTTCTTGACTTCATGGAACAAATCGAAAATGAAACGACCGGGCATACTCACGAGTTTCAATGCATTGTCACCCAGTGCACTCGAAGAAAGCTTCTTCATTGTGAGTTCACAGTTATACCCCTTCATTTTGCTTAATTGAAAAAATGTGGGGTCACACCGAGTCACGATCGCTCTTTTCATCAGATATTCAAGATCAAACCCAAAAATATTCCACCCGGTTATGATATCAACCTCATTGTTATGTAAATAGTCCTTAAAAGCCATTAACATTTCGCGCTCAGTATCGTACGATCTGATATTTGAACCCTCGAGATCTGAATCTGTTTTCTTGTAACATAAACAAGTCTTGTCGTATGGTTCATCACTTCCAAATTTACACAATGAGATTGCAATCTGAAAACACGCATCACCGTCTACATCCGCATCGGGGAATTTACCGGTAGAACTATTACATTCGATATCGACAGATGCAACAACGAATGGCGCCGTCTTCGGATTATCCACGGGTTTTAGATTTCGCCAATTTTTGCATTCCAAATCTATGTCCACGTGTGCGTTGTAAGCTACTTCACAGTTATCACCACTATCCAGCCACCCAGTCGATTGAATACCAGTCCTATGCATAAGGCGAAGAACTGGATCCAAGTTGGATTCATATATTTTCATCTTCACGTGTTCATCTTCCAGTGGTCTTCGAAGTCGTCCGGCTACCATTCGTCTCGACGCCAAATTCCTAAAAAATAATTGGAGATATGGAAATTGTTCGTTGTTTTGAAATCCCCACACATCTTTTCGATTGATAGTATTGTAACTGACGAGGCAACCAGGACAGGCCTTGTCTATTTTGTTATATAGATTCTGAACTCGTTGCTGCGTGACGTTCCTCGGGAGCTTTACGAAAAAATAAGGTGTGAACGCGGTCGTTACACACACAGATTTACCCACCCCATCTTTACCAAATATACTGACCAAGTGTTCCTCCTCGGTATCCCTTGTCTCCCAGGTGAGTGCCTGGAAGATGACCATACCTCGTTATGTACCTAAAATTTTAATATCGTTTAATAATAATTATGTCAGCTGCACTTGTCGATCTTGTATCAGTCGGAGCTCAGGATGCCTACATCACGGGTGAACCACAGGTGAGCTTCTGGCGTCAGAACTACAAGCGTCACACCAACTTTGCCATTAAACCAGAACGCATGGATTACATCGGCACCTTCACCGGCGGTGGTGAAGTTGTCATCCCAATCCAATCAAAGGGTGATCTTCTGAGCTATATGTGGATAGAACAACCAAATATATCGAATGTCGGTATCAACACGAATGGATTCCATTCCACCGATGATACGTCCGTCACCGAATTTAGCCTCCACGTCGGCGGACAAGAAGTGTGCCGCATGGATTCCCTTTACATACAAGGTGTCCACAACGTTTTGTTCAAGGACAGTCAAGCGAAAGCTTCTTGTGCCATCACCACGGCCGAAGTTTCTGATAACGCGAAGGGTATCAGTGGTACCGCCGGTGATTATTACATGATTCCATTCTTTTTCAGTGAAGACTGGACCAAATCTCTCCCATTGGTCGCGTTGCAATATCACGAAGTTGAGTTGCGAATCAAGTGTCGATCTGGATTCGGTTCGTTTGGCGCCTCCCCCAAGGTGTACGGTATGTACACATACCTCGACACAGCCGAAAGAGAGTATTTTACCGAACAAGAACACGAGATACTCATAACGCAAACGCAGTACCAGCCAGCCTCTAAGACCGATACCTCGATCGATCTCACCTATTTCAACCACCCAGTGAAATCGCTTCACTTGACAACATCTAACGTGTCGGGCACTGGATGGAACAGTGATTACAGCTTCGATTCGTCGTCTCTTTACATCAATGGCCTTTCGTTGTTTGAAAATACATCGAACGCATTCCATCACAACGTCGTTCACGAAATGCACACTACCGTTCTCGCGCCATCCTCTCTCGACGCACTTCCATTGTTCTCGTGGCCATTCTGTCTCACCATGAACAAATCCCAACCTAGTGGCACACTTAACTTCTCTCGAATCGACAATGCGAAATTGACCATTCAAAATCCAAAGTCCGATGCCAGAGATGGCTTGTATAGAGTGTACGCCGTGAATTATAACATTTTGCGCGTCAAGGATGGTATGGCTGGAATCGCGTTTTCCAACTAATTTCCAGAAGAACCAAATCCACGAGACCCGCGTTGTGTCTCCACTAATTCATCGACTTCTTCAATAATAGGTGTTTCACACCTCTCTAGGATCATTTGTGCGATCCTATTTCCCTTCTTAATGACGAATGGTTCACTTCCGTGATTAAATAGGATAACTTTCAATTCACCCGTAAAATCGGGGTCAATGATACCAGCGCCAGTCTGTATACCATGTTTAAGTGTGAGTCCAGATCTTGGTGCGATTCGGCCGTATACACCCGGTGGTAGTGACGCACACACGCCAGTGCTTATAAATGCTCGTTCAAGTGGTGGTACTACGATTTCTTCCATGCTATATAAGTCATAACCTACCGATCCAGGTGATGTTCTCGTTGGTATGATAGCATCTGGATATAGCTTCTTAATTCGAAGACTCATGAATCACATTCGGGTTAAATCTTTATGCATGTATATATAAATGTTACCTGTCATAGTAGCAATTGCAACTGCAGCCTTTGTGTATACGATCACAGGTGAAAATCTCGTATCATCAGGGGAAGCCAAAAAGATGATAAGAAATGGTAAGATTAAGAAGGTTATCGATGTGCGGACATCGATGGAGTATAGACTTGGACATTACAAGGGTGCGATTCATTTACCGGTAGGTAAAATGAATAAACAAACGACGTCAAAACTCCCCAAGCGGGGGTTGTTGGTCTACTGCAACACCGGGCAAAGGGCCAGAATTGCAGCGGAGAGATTGATTCAATTGGGGTTTAAGGATGTGTATTACATCGCGGGACACTATTCGAGTCTCAACTGAGACCTTCGATGACCTCCTTCGTCTTTTCATACATTCGCTTCGCGTAGAACTTCTCATCCTTGAGTTGTTCCCATATCGTCAATCGATACTCCAAGAATTCTAAGAATCGCTCGGGGTCTCGTTTGGACTTGTAACGAATCTTTTCACCTTTCATCGCACCGTTCATGGCGGCAATCTTGGCTTCAAACATACGTTTTTGCATGGCATCCGGAGTCTCACGAGACGTGATCTCTTCTTTTTTGAGAGACATTTGTCTTACAAGGGTTTCTTATCTTTATTACTAATAAGGTACGAATGTTTGTAACATTAACTGTAATTATAATTTTAATTCTGGTACCACTTGTGGTTGTCGTGTGTACCAGACTATCTGAGCCTCACCCCGAGGACTTTACGTAATTTTTGAAGAACTGTATTGTCGGGTATGGCCTTACCCGATTCATACGAATTAATGATATTCGCCGGAACTCCCACCGCCACCGCTAAATCTTTTTGTGTTTTGAAACCTTTAGCGATGCGCGCTTGTTGAATCGTCTTCGACATAGAGAGACTCACCTTTTCGTGTGTACCTATTTCAGTTTGATCCAGTTTCTGTGCCTTCGTTACTTCACGATGGGGACTCGGAACATTCTGTTTCACGCCACGAATCACGACGGGTTTCCAGTCTTGGTGATGCATTTACTTAGTCACGAATTAAATCTTTAATGATATGATATGTATATATAGCATTATATATTAGGGATGTCGCAAATACATATAGGATTTTTTCAAAAAATCCGTATACTATTAAACCTGTAGTATAAAACATGTGTATAGTGATTAAATTAATTATATATTCGCACCGTATAAAATACATAACAAATAATGTAAACACGAGGTTGCATATCATGAGCCAATCGCCTAAGATATTCTTACCACCAAATATAACTAAACCCAAGAACTGCAAAGCGCATAATGATTGTATCGAATATCGGTCGCCATGAGTTAACGACCTGTCTCGCAATCTAGGTGTGAGTTGTACTATTGTTTCATCTTCCACATATTGTGATGCGAGACATATACTCTTATCCGGTCTAATTACCAGCCGCCATATGTTACCCATGTTTTACTTAATAATGAACACACACTCAGTGTTATGTAATATGATCCAACTATCTGTATCAGATGTAATAAAGGTGTGAATAGATTACCGAAAGATACATTCATCTTAACGATATCACGTGTTATTATTTTAATAACCTTTTTAGACGTTCACCCTCCTTGTTTGGTAGAATTGTGAGTTGATCGATGGGCCCTTCGAGGTACACTTGTCCGTGATTCTTTATCTTTTCATGTTTAAGAACTTGATCTACTCTCACCACATTCACGCGCACCATGCGTGTTTTTGCAGACTTACTGTAATATACCGCGAGTGTGGCGGCGTCCCGTTTTGTTTCACGGGGTAATACATTGTCTTCACAGCAAATGACCACGTGTGAACCCGCTCCACCATCCACGTGCATCCACCACTCGCTTGGAAAACTCGATTGTGTGAGAATGTCGTTTTCTTTTGCATCTTCACCCACCTTTATGGTTATACCATCAACAGATGTGTACGTTCGCATAATATATTTAGAAGTGTTACTTTTATGTATGTCATGGCGAGAACTACTACGACTACGAGGGAACAAACGTGGAATAAAAGGGACAATTACGCGTTAAAAATGTTCACTTGGCATCTATATAAGAAATTACATCATCTTGAGTTCTTGGCTGCGTATGCTTACATGCGTGTCATAGAGACGAGATTTGTAGTTAAGAAATTGAAAACGAGCGATCTGAAGTTTGTTCAATCTTAATGAAATTGATATTTTTTAGTTTATCAATCATCTTGTTCACGTGTTCGTGTGTAATAAGAATGCATTGTTCAGATATAATGCGACCCTTATGTTCAACTAACAAAGGTCCACCCGTACCGATTGTTGTTTTCAGAATATCAAACATGATCAATGATATTATGAATACTTTAAATCACTTAGGTAATAAAAATATTTATTTAATGTAGGTATGAATAACAATAATAACAGGGTGGTCATAGAAACACCCACGACCCCTCCAATGACTTCACCAAATGGACGTGTGATGGTTGACGAAAATCTTGCAAATACGGGAAGGCGAGCTATTGAACGATACGATAGTCGAGGGGTTCCCACCAGACAAAATCTGGAAAATCTTAGAGCTATGAGAAGAGCTCTCATGTCGTTTAATAATGCGGGGTTAATCGGTCGTCGCCTCAATTTTAATAACATGAAACGGATGAATACGTCTGAATACATGAAAAACAAAAATCGCATGAAAAAGAATTCAAATGAAAACAAAAACACAAACAGAATTACATGGAAAGATAATACTGTGAAAAATTTACCCGTAGACCCAATCACAACGAATGAATTCAACGATGGAGACAAAGCGGTAAAAATAAATAAACTTTATCTTTCACCAACATCTTTTAGGAAGATGGCGCGCATGTCCATGACGAGTGCTATAAATGTAAATGGAAATATGATTCTATTTACAAATCCTTTGACACGTGAAAAAGTTAAAAAGGGAGATCTTAAGTTTGTTGTGTTAAAAAGGCGCTAAACTAAAAATCAAATTAATGTATATGCACGTCGTTCTCAAACCGAGTCCTTTGGTCACGCATAAATATAGAATACTGTTACCAAATAAAAGGACATTTGATTTTGGTTCATTAGAGTCCCCAGATTACACGGACCATGGAAACCCGAGACTCATGCGAGCACACCTTCTTCGAAAAGGAGCCCAGATACCAAGAGACTTGCGAGTCGAAACAGACCTATATGAAATACACAGAGGAATGCTTTACGCCGATACCAGCACAGAAGAAAACTGGGAAGACCCCTTTCGTGTGGGGTACTGGGAGAGGTGGATTCTTTGGAGTTATCCAAATGTAAACCAGGCGCAATTGTGGATGACCATGCGCAAGGGTATACTCTTCATGCCGACCGAAGAAATGATGTGGTTTTGTGACGATCGTAAAAAATATTAGATACCGGTAGATCCAAATCCACCCGAGCCACGCTCGGTCTCGTTAATTTCACCGATTTCCCGAACATAGGGCGTTTCACATCGCTCCAAAATCAACTGTGCAATTCTGTCACCCCTTTTAATTTCAAAATCAGTATCACTGTGATTAAAAAGAGCGACCTTGATTTCACCCGTGTAATCCGGATCAATGACCCCCGCGCCGACATTGATACCGTGCTTCACCGTAAGCCCTGATCTCGGAGCCACGCGCCCGTATACATTTACTGGCAAAACAACTGCGACTCCAG